AGTCTGATACGACCTACTTAAACTGCTGAGTTAATTGAATAAAGTACGTATATTAAGTTACTTAATATCCGCCTGTTAACCCTACTCTTTTCCAGGTATCTGTAGCTGTACATACATAGATGTAGTTTGCGTCCCAGGAAATTTGGCCTGCTGTACCTGTTGCATTTGCTAATTTAGTTGCTTGTGGTGCTTGTAGTAGTCCACCAATTGTTAGGGTACCTCCTACAGTTAATGCGTCGGTTGTTTTATCATAAGTTAATCCTGCATCTGCCCCAGTTGACCCTGCATCATTAAACTGTACCTGTGTTGTTGATCCTGCGGCATCAGATATTGCATTGTATAATGTTTTAGTTAAGAATCTAGCTGTTATTTTGTCGCCAGCCGCTGGAGATTCTGTAAAAGTAAGTGTAGTAGTGCTAACATTGTATGCTGTTCCGCCAAGTTGTAATACACCGTTAACGTCAACTATTAATCCGTCGGTGGTTGATGATGCTGATAGTGTAAATGCTACTGTTGATCCATCGCCATCAAAGTTGTCAACTATCGGAGTGTAGTCTCCTATACCTTCCCAACCTGCACCATCGTATAGTTCTAATAATCCAGTTGAGCTATTGTATCTTGTTAGCCCTGTCTCAGGGGATCCGCTACGCTGTGCTGTGGTTCCTACAGGTATAACAAATCCAGTTGTTCCTACTATCTGAACAACACCGGTCTCAGCATCAAATATAATATCATCTGAGGCTGTTGTACTAGTAAGTGTAGTAGAAGCAACTTCTAAACCGCCTAATGTTGTTCCCCCACCAACGCCAAATGTTCCAGTATATCTTCCGCCAGATATGTAAACTGATTTGCCTGTAAAGTCTATACCGTCGGGTAAGTTCGATCCAATAAAATGTAATACACCTGATTGGTAATCAAAGAACCATTCGTCATCATTGCCGGAACCTGTGGCAAATACTTGGTCACCACCACTAGCCGCTGATCCTGCACTGCCTGATGTGTGTATATAAACTTTTACTTGGTATGTTGATCCTAGTTCAGGTGGTATCCAATCTGTTAATCCTGTTGGCCAGGACCTATTTGCTGTTGCTGTTCCGTCTAATGTACATTCATCTGGGGCCGATGTAGCATATACTGTTACTACTCCTGCACTTGATCCAGGTAATACTGCTGGTATACTGCTTGCGGATTGCCAAACTTTGTCGCCACGTAATAATAACGGTGACGCAATTGCTTCGTTAGGTGCTTTCTTATTTGTGTTTGTGTCAGTCTTTGTAGATCCATAACCTAGTTTCTTCCAAAGATAATCAATCTTTTGTGAGTCTAAAATAGCCATTAGCTAGCTACCCCCACGCTTAGTGCAGTAACGCTCTGCCCTGATGTTAGTGCTATACGAACTAGTACAACATTGCCTGTAGCGTTTGTTCCGTTTTCTGAACCCAGTGTCATTGTATATCCACCACTAAGTGCTGTACTTGTTGCTATCCTGTCACCTGATGTAAATGCACAACCATCACTGCCGTTACCGCCGTTACCTGTGTCTGATCCAGGAACACCTGACCCACCGTATGTTGTGTCTGCTTTAATCCAGCCATTTAATCCAGATGCCGCATCAATTGCTGTTCCAGGAGCCGCTATCCATACGCCAGCAATTCCTGCACTAGTAATGTTTAAATCAAAGTTTGCCATTGTTGTTCTACGGAATGCAAACGTAAAGTATTGTGTAGTTCCGTCTGATGATCTATTTGGTCCCACTGGCAAGTAACCTGCCGAGTAATCAGTTATATCATATTTTAGTACACCTAATCTAATAGTTGCTTCTTTAGTTCCCGACACGCCTGGGTCGCTTGATTCTGTATATGGTGTAGCAGTATAAAAGTTTGTTGCGCCTGTAAATGTTGGTGTGTTTGTTGTGTCTGCACTAAAGTCAAATATACGTACGCCATCATCATCAAATCCAGCACCTAAACTATCACTAACTGCAATAACTAATTCATTAATTCCTGACTGGCTCGCTGTATGAACGTTAATGTTTGTTGCGTTTTCAACATAACTACCTACACCATTACAGTTTCTTGCTCTTACTTTAACTCTATCAACTGTTCTTACTGAACTTGATGTAACCGGAATAGTTAAACTACCTAATGTATACGCACTTGCTACACCAATATCAATCTTAGGTATTCCACCTGTCAACATTGTTGAACTTCCATCTATGTTTGCATATGTATAATCAGTATTTGTTGTACCTGCTGATGTTGTGCTTTCTTGGTTAGCACCTGTATCTATTTCTACAGGATTTGAAACATCTGAGTATGCTTGTCCTGTTAAGTTATTAACTTGCACACTTGACAGTACCACAGTTGGGCTACCACTATTATAATATGGTATGCCTGAAACAAATCGTTTACTACCAGCAGTTCCTTCGGCTAGTGTGCCTGCTCCACTTTCAATTGATGGTGCCGCTGTTACATCATCATATACAACTGTAACATAATTTGTGTTACCTGTTGTTGAATGCTGTAAGCGTTCGTCGTTGACGCCTACTGTATAACTTGCAAGTGCTTGTGTAATTTTTGCATCAAACGTTTGGTACAATCCTGTTGGATATGTTGAACTTGATATACTATCGTATGCGTCAAGTTGCCCGCTGACTACCAAACTAGTAAACGTTCCGTTTTCCCCTGTTGACGCTGAGAATACTTTGTTACCTCGATCAACAGCATTAATTATAGCTGTTAAGGTACCTGCGACGCCGTTGTACGCATTATTAACTACGTTAGTGTCAATTGTACCTGATGTGTATCTTCTAGCACTAGCTGTTGTTAAATCAGCTCCTGCTGACAGAGGATTACTGTCTGAATTATCTGTAAATCCTGCGCCTAGTTTAGGACTAGTTCCTTGGTAGCTGTCTGCTAGACTTAGTGTGAATGTACTCAAGTTGCTAGGTGCTGATGGTGTTGCATTTACAGTAAATGTTATGCCCGTATCAGTGTCTGTTTGTGCTGTTAGGTCTGGTGTTCCGTCTGCGGTAAATGTTAAGTTGTATGTTCCTGCACTGATCCCTGTAAAGTCATGATCTAATACTGCTCCAATACTTCCCGGTGTACTGCCATCTTCTGTAACTGCTATATTACCTGTACCGTCAGCAAAGTTATAAACATAATCATCAGCATTTTGTGACGTATTAGTCATTCTAACTAATGCACGATTAACTCCGTCATAATCAACAAGATTATATATATTATATTGATTGTCTCCAACCTTGTCGCTGACCGTAACTGCTGTACCTGATATAATTGATCTAACATCGGGCTCAACGTGTACTGTAAAGGTTGTTGTAACAAAAGGTGAGCTTGTGTGATTAGATATAACTCTTAGGTTACCTGTGTAATCAACTGCTGTTCCTGATGATTGGTTGGCTCCACTTAAAGCAAACGTATGTGCAATAGTACCGCTGGTATCCCCATCGGCTCCACTACCTACATTAACTGTTGTTGATGAGGTACCGTCACCCCATTGGTATTGATATTGTGTTGAATATGTTGCATAACTACCAATCGTTGATTCTGTATTATTTGTAAATGTTACAACGTGTCCTGATGTTCCTTCTTCGTTTATTCCTGACGCATCGTCTAATGCCACAGTTGGTGTATGTGTGTCGTAGATTTCAACTGCGTCTGAGGTCGTAGCTGGAATTGCAGAAGGTAATGCTGTTGAATGACTATCAAGAGTTACTGTTACTGTTCGTTGTTGTTCTTGTTCTGTTGATGATGTGAATGTATGTGCAAGTCTGCCACCTGCTGACCCACCATTCGCTGTGTCGTTTGTGATTACATTGTCACTTTCACTATCGCCCCAATCAATTGTATATTGAATAGTTGCTCCACCAATGTTAGTTGTTGTATTTTCTAAGTAGACTGTGGCTCCGTCGTCCCAATAATTAATTGCTGTTCCCCCTGCTGATGCGGCAAAGATAGCAAAACTTACAACCGGGTCTGCAGTGTAAATTGTAATATAATTTGATCTAGTTTTACTTGCTGTTGATCCTGTGCCTGAACCACTGTTGTTAAATGCTGTTACTACAACATCAAATGGTGATCCTGAATTTGTTGAATATGTATGAGTAGGTGTTGAGTCTGTTGTGGCTGTAGTTGTTGATCCGTCACCCCATACAATTGTATATCTATCTGCGTTTCCAGTAGATGTAATTGTAAGTGTTACTGCTGTTCCTGCGCCGCCTGCTGTTACATCTGCGGTAAAGTCCACTTCTTTAACATACGTGCTATTACGTATGTTTTCCATAACTTCGTTTAAATCATCAATTGCGTCTGTAACTTTGGTAGCTGTTGTCCAATTAATATATGCGCCGGATGTAGTTAAACTCCCATCAAGTGCTGTGCCTAGCGGAACTACATTACCAATTGCGGAACCAGCTATAATTGAGTCATCAACATATTTTTTACTAGCCACATCTTGGGCCTGTACTGGGTCAATTACATTGTTTATGTACGAAGTCGATACATTAATGTTCCCTGAACCGTTTGGCAATACTACTATGTCAGCATTACTGTTAACTGATATTATTTGATTGTTTGATAATTGTATGTTGCCTGCTGTGACATTGCCTGCCACTGTGAGAAGATCTGTCGCAGTGCCTGTACCGATAGCAACTTTGTTATTAACATAGTCAATTACTAGAGTTGTTGTGTCAAATGTTAAATTGGTATCTCTAGCAAGATTATCTCGCAAGAGTCTACCAGATATGCGGCCTGTAGCCATGGTATCTCCTCATCCTCCGTGTTTCACGGATAACCTTGAACAATCGCAGGTTTACCTCGGTTTGTCCCCAACACCATGTTGGTTATGTGTTTATTTATCTAGATATTAATTTGGAGTTTGTGCGATACCCTGGATAACTGTTATAGTTTCTCCAGTGGGAGGTGCTTCGTCAAATGTTATGTCATCTGATGATAGTGTGTAATGTGTTGTTGATTCCTGAAATACTCCGCCAATGAAAACTAATACTTGAGTCACTGCAGACGGTGTTGTTTCTAGTGTGAATGTTGCTGTTGATGCATCACCTGTGAATGTGTCAATGGTAAGTGTTTTCTCTCCTGCTTCTGAGACAGTCTTAAAGACTGTACCGTTATAATACTCTAGAGCCGCACTGTCTGTATTAAATCTAAAACTACCAAATCTTGGAGCACCTGGTCTATTTGCGGCCGCTCCAGATGGAATTACAATAGCTTTTGCAGTACTGTCTATCTGAGGTTCTTTGAGAAATTTACCTGCCATAGTTTACCTAAATTGCTGTATAAGATGTTACACATGTGATTGCTGTTGCCGCATTTGCTGTAGCAACAATAAAATCAGTGTTTGCTAATAGAATTTTTTCTCCACCGGCATATAACTGATACGTGTCTTTAGCCGCAATCTCTAATTCATTAACTACCAGGTTAGTGTCAGCAACTGCATCTCCTCCTGGCACTATGTTAATATCTAATGCAACTGTGGCACCTGAATAGTTTGTAAATGACATCCAAGTAACTGCTGTATTGTTAGTGGAGGTGTATACTGTTGTATTGCTATCATTGACTTGTAATGTACTAATTGCCATTTTTTAATTCCTAAAATATAATGCCATATACAATGGCTTTTGATTTACTTACTAATTCGTCTGGGCCAAATGTGTCGGTAACAAAGTATAATCCAGTACCACCACTACCTGCTTCTTTGGCATACAGTTTAGTAACATTTGCTTCACCGCTTGGATCACTTTCTTCACTAAGTTTAATAGCTGAATTAATTATTGTAATACCACTACCATTTGGTGCTATTGCTATATTACCGTTAGACGTACTAACTATTGAGTTACTGTTAATATCTAAGTCACCACCTAATTGCGGGCTTGTGTCATCAACTACTGTTGTTAACCCAGATGCTGAGCTAACAATAGGAGTTAGTGTTCCGTTACCTTGGTCAATATTCCATTTGTCTACTGACTCAACATATGCTAGTCTAGCGTCAGTTGATGATCCTCTATCAAGTTGTATGCCTGATATGTTACCAGTAACACCTGCTCCGCTTTCACCTTTGTTTAAAACAATAAGTCTGTCAGCAATATCAGTGTCAGTTGAGTTAACTGTGGTCTGTGTGCCAGCTACATTTAAATTACCTGTAATGGTTACAGTGTGTGTGGTTATAGAAACATTATCACTAGCACCAACAGTGCTAATTGCATAATCTCCATTTACTCTTTTATGTGTGCTCATTTGCTTTTCCTATTATAGCTTATTTATCTTTAACTTAAACTCGGCCATAGCTATTGTTTCTACATTATTTTTATTAAATTCAACATCGGCAGATTCGGGCCCTGTGACTCTAAAAAATGTCACTTTAGGAAATGCTTTAGCTATATCGTTTAGCTGATATATCCAGTTTCCGGCAAATGTTGGATCATCTGTGCTTTGTCTATAAAATTCAGTATCTGCATAAATGTTATTAAATTTACTATCTGTTGAGCCTAGATCAAATCCTAATAAAAATATGTGTGTTGCTCCGTCTAGACAAGCTCTGGAGACCGCCGCTGGACCTGAACTATTTCCGTAATACGGTCGTTCTAATTTGTGTGCTCTTGATCCTTCTATAGGCCTACGTGTCCAAAATTTAACTTGTTTATCTATACCGTCTTCTTGAATTTTATTTGAAATTAATCTGTCTGTTGCTATTAATACATGGGGCATAAACTCTCTATAGATCGCATTGCATCCGTAGATTAACCCTTTAGGTTTTAACTCCACAGGATCTACTGCTAGTCTACTTTTACCGTTACCTAATACAAATGCTATTGTCATAAAAAAATCCTCTCAGTGTATTTACTAAGAGGATTTCTGTAGCTTAAAAAAGTATTAATTTTAAAGAGCTGTTAAGCGTAGCATTGATTCAGCTGAATCGTCTTCTACTGCCCAAGTGTAAACAACACCATCATAATCAACAGCTTTGTTTGCTGAAATTTTTGTAATGGCTTTTGGTTCTCCAGCGGTGTTTAGTCCAATGATTGACATTTCACCTGCACTGTGTCCTGTAATTTTATTAACTAAAATACATTCACCTACTGATGATCCTGCGTCATTTGATACACGGAAAGTTTTTGAACCTTTCTGTGCTTGGATGTATCCTTCAAATACTCCGCCTACATTAGCCCGAATTGGTATAGTCGGTAATGCGTTAACTCCTGTTAACCCTAGTAATCTCTTGTTTATTGGTCTACCCATTTTATATTTCTCCTTAAAGAAGTCCAATGTAGGTTCTACCTACTACGCAGAATGTTAAAACTGCATAAAACGCCGAATTGCGTTTGTATTGTTATTTATCTGTTTTAACTTATTAATTATTAAGTCAAAAAAAAGCACTCCGAAGAGTGCTTTTTAAGTTGCTTGTAAAAGCAATGTTAACTTAGCTAAATGATAAGTTTGACATTACGATCTCACCAAGGTAGTCACCAGCATTACCAAACGATGATGCTGTGTTTGATAATTCAACGTAACCGTATCTTGTTAAGAACGAAACTACTGGTTCGAATGTTGATGGATCTAAAACAACACCTGAACTCATTAGTGGAACGTATGGGCAATAAAACGCCGCCGCATCTGATTCACTTGAACCTTTGTAACCAACTAATACTGCTTGTGTATCTGCCGCATATGAATCAACATAAACTTTCATAGCACCGTTTAAAGTACCTACGAATTTAGTGTTTGTTGGAGCTTCAAAAGTACCTTCTGTACTACGAGCAAAAGCTGAAGTAGTTGCAGATTGTAGTACTGTTAATGCCGCTGGAGATACAACTGCCCAGTTACCAGCACCACGTCTTGTACGTTGTGCAATTTTGTTAGCAGTTCTGTTAATAAGAACTGCTAGTGCCGCATGCTCGTCACCAACAAAAGTAGCGGTACCTGATACAGTAGCTTGATTGTAAGTTTCTTCTGTAGCCGCTAATGCTCTTAGTGATGCAAGAACTTCCTGGTCGATTTCAGCAGTAATTTCTTGTGCTAGAGCCGCCATTATTTCTGCTTCAACATCGATACCGTGCATTGCTTGAGCATCTTGAGCCGCTTCAAACGTCCAACGTGCTTGCAATTTACGTGTTTTAGCTTCAACAGCTTGTTTAAGAATTTGTACAGAAATCTTACGACCCCCGTTACCTTCTTTAGCCGCTGTTGCGTCTGCTAGTCCAGCAGTTCCGTCACCGGAATATGCAGTAGCAATTTTAAATGGGCTTAATGCTTCATCACCTGCTAATACATCGTTTGCTGTTCCTGTTGCATTGTTTGCTTCAGCATATCTTACACGTAATGTGTGGATTTGTCCAACTGGACCAGTCATTGGTTGTACACCAACTAATTCGTTTGCAATAACTGTCGGCATTACACGTCTGATTACAGGTAGGATTACACGGTTAAGTGTAGCTACGTTACCAGCTGTTGTAGTGCCTGCGACTGATGCTTCAGCCAAGTGCCTTTTAGTATTTTCTAAAATAACACTCATTGAGTTGCGTTTAGAGCCTTGTAGACCTTCTAATAATGCTTCTTTGGTCTCACCCCAACGGCTTTCAAGTAGTTCATTTGACATATCTAATTTCTCCTAATGTCGGTACTTAAATTCCAGCTAGTTTTCTTAAAGAGATGATATTGCTATCTTCTTCTTTAACTTCAACTGGCTTGGATTTATCCCCAGTAACTTCCTTAACGGATTCTGTAAGTGTTGTTTTTTTAGACTTCACTACATTTTCGTTAAGCACCGCTGGGAGATACTTGTTAAAAGTGGCATCTAATTTCTTAGTTTGCACACTTTCTAATAAATTTCGCATAACATCTGCTTTTTCATCGTTTAACGGACTTAAAAGCTCGTCTAATTTTGCTGTACGCTCATTAGAGTCTTTAATAATACGAATGTCTTGTTCTTTGCTCTCAACCAACTGTTTTGTTTCGTTGAGTGCATTGGTTGCTTCTTCTAGTTGCTCGTTCTTTTCTTCGATAGCTGACATTAACTTGCGAATTTCTGCGTTCTCATTTAAATGAGTACCGGCAAATTCACTTGCAAATGATTCAAATATCTTACGTCCAAAGCTGTTCTCACGAGCAACTTTGATGTCTTCTTGCAACTGAGAGAGTTCTGCTTTCAAGTGCTTGGCAACTGCATTAGTCATCTTCTCGCTTGATTCTGTAACGAACTTAGTTTTAAGTTCTTCTAGTTTCTGACGAGCTTCTGCAACAAGTTTAACTTTAGTTTCTACAACATCCTGTTTGTCTGTTGCAAATTCTTTAATTTCTTTTGCTAATGCTTCAACAACAAATGCTTCTAATTTTTCAACTGTGGCACCTTGTTGTTTTCTGTCTTGTCTAAGATCTTTGATTTCTTCCGCTAATTTAATAACCATAAAGTTATTAAATTTATTAGCGTTTTCTTTCATTGATGCGTTAAACTTGACGCGGTCTTCTGCTAACTGAGCTTTTTCAGTTTTCACATCTTGTAGCTCTGTAGTTAGACCTTCTGTTACCATGCGATCGATCGCTTCAACCATGTTACTTTTATCATGTTCATAACGTTGTGCAAATTCCTCACGGAGCTCTGCACGAACCTGATCACGTGTTTCTTCTAGTTTTGATTCCCAAGCTTCTTGGATATCTTGCCTAGTTTCTTCGTTAATCAGATCGCTATCTAGCAATGGTTTGATTACGTCTAGCATGCGATTCTCCTAAATCTTGAGATCTTTGATTAGCCGTGTTACTTCGCTTTTCAAATATCTCTGTAATTTCGAATCTCCACCCGCTTCCTTAGCCATTTCCAACACCTTATGTCCATATTTCATGTTCATAAGTCCTTCGTATATCGCTGTTGGATAAGCACCCGGTGCACTTGGTTGAGAT